GACAATAGATTATAATAGAGATGAATTACTTACTGATTTTGGTAAGACAACATTAAAAGATAGATACCTTTTACCACAAGAAGAATCACCGCAAGATGGATTTATGAGAGCGGCTAAAGCATTTTCTGACAATGATGAAATGGCAGACCGTATATATAATTATGCTTCTAAACTTTGGTTTATGTTTTCTACACCTATTTTATCTAACGGTGGTACAAAAAGAGGTATGCCTATCTCATGTTTTTTAAATTATGTTGGTGATAGTAGAGAAGGATTAACAGGACACTACACAGAAAATGCTTGGTTAGCTTCTGTTGGTGGTGGTATCGGTGGTTATTGGGGTGATGTTAGAAGTGATGGTACTGCTACATCAGGTGGTAGTCAATCATCAGGTTCAATACCTTTTCTTCACGTAGTAGACTCAGAAGTATTAGCTTTTTCACAAGGTAAAACAAGACGTGGTAGTTATGCCGCTTACATGGATATATCACACCCAGAAATTATAGAATTTATGGAGATGCGTAAACCTAGTGGTGGTGATGTGCACAGAAAATGTTTAAACTTACATCATGGTGTAAATTTATCTAATGAATTTATGCAATTAATAGACCATTGTGTTAAAGAACCTACGTATGATGATAGTTGGAATCTTATAGACCCACATACAAAAAAAGTAGTACGTACTGTATCAGCTAGAGATTTGTGGCAGAAGATATTAGAGACAAGAGTTGCTACTGGTGAGCCTTATGTTTCATTTATAGATACTGTTAATGAATCATTGCCTGAACCTCAAAAGAAATTAGGACTAAGAGTTAATCATTCTAATTTATGTACTGAAATAACTTTACCTACTAATGAAAATAGAACAGCAGTTTGTTGTTTGTCTTCTGTAAATGTAGAAAAGTATGATGAGTGGAAAAATGACACATTGTTTGTGCCTGATTTAATTAGATTCTTAGATAATGTCTTACAACATTTTATTGACAATGCACCTGATGAATTATTTAGAGCTAGGTTTAGTGCGGCAAGTGAAAGAAGTTTAGGTTTAGGAGCTATGGGTTTCCATGCTTACTTACAATCTAAAGGAATACCTTTTGAATCTGCTTTAGCTAAATCATTAAATTTAAAAATATTTAAAAAAATGAAAGAACAAGCTGTAGAAGAATCTAAAAGATTAGCAGTTAAGAGAGGTGAAGCACCAGACATGGAGAATACTGGTATGCGTAACGCACACTTACTAGCTATTGCACCTAATGCTTCTTCATCTATTATTTGTGGTACAACATCACCATCAATAGAACCATACAGAGCTAATGCCTATGTGCAAAAAACTATGTCAGGTTCTTTTTTAGTTAAGAATAAATACTTAGAAAAATTATTAGAAAAAAAGGAGATAAATAATGATAAGACTTGGACTTCAATACTTGCGAATAGAGGCTCAGTGCTTCATATTAAAGAGCTATCTGATTATGAAAAAGATACGTTTAAAACTGCGATTGAAATTAACCAACAATGGGTAATAGAACATGCCGCAGATAGACAACAATATATTTGTCAAGGACAATCAGTTAATGTGTTTGTCCCTGCTGATGTAAACATTAAAGAATTACATGACATACACATGTTAGCTTGGAAGAAAAAATTAAAGACACTTTATTACTGTCGTTCAGAAGCAATCAAACGTGCAGAATTAGTATCTAAAAAAATAGAAAGAACAATTATACCAGAAGCAGATTGTTTAGCATGTGAGGGATAATGACGGATAGTAGTATATTTGATGGTATGGATAAACCAAGACGTAAACGTAGAAAAAGAAAACCACCTAAACAAACTATTTTGTGGACTGTTTATCATACTATTTTAGCAGTAGAGTTATTAATAATAATTATAATAGAAGGGATAGAATTAATTTATGGGCTTTAAAGATTATAAAATTAGAGACGGTGTCCATATTCCTACTGAAGCATATAAAAAAAATTATGATTCTATTTTTAAAAAGAAGAAATGTAAGACACATACTAAAGAAAAAGAAACCAACAATGAGTGTTGTCACTCAGAAGAACAAACATATTTAAAGGAGTTAAAAAACAAACTATGAGTTTATTTAAAGAAAGAGTACATTACAAACCATTTGATTACGAATGGGCTTTTGAATCTTACGACATGCAACAAAAAATGCACTGGTTACCTAGTGAAGTACCTTTACATGAAGATGTAAGAGACTGGAATGAAAGATTAAGTGCAGAAGAAAAGAATCTTATATCACAAATTCTTAAATTCTTTACTCAAGGTGACGTAGATATAGCTCAAGCATACTTAGATAAGTATATACCTAAGTTTAAATCACCTGAAGTTAGAATGATGTTGTCTTCTTTTGCTACAAGTGAAGCTAATCATGCACATAGTTATTCATTACTTAATGATACAATAGGATTACCAGATAAAGAATACAAAGCATTTCAAGAATATAAAGAAATGGCTGATAAACATGAGTATTTATTTGCTAGTAAAGGTAAAGGACTAGAAGGATTAGCTAAAGAGATAGCTTGTTTTTCTGCATTTGGTGAAGGCTTACAGTTGTTTGCATCATTTGTTATGCTACTAAACTTTCAAAGATACGGAAGAATGAAGGGTATGTGTCAAATAGTTACATGGTCTATTAGAGATGAGACGCATCACGTAGATGGCATGATTAAATTGTTTCATCAACTAATAAAAGAAAATCCTAATATTTGGACAGAAAAATTTAAAGCAAGTATCTATCAAACAGCTAGAGATATGGTTGCATTAGAAGATAGATTCATTGATTTAGCATTTAGTATGGGCGGTATTAGAGGATTAAAACCAGAAGAAGTTAAACAATATATTAGATATATTGCTGACAGAAGACTATTACAACTATCATTAAAACCTAATTTTGGTGTAAAACATAACCCTTTAGGTTGGTTAGATTGGGTGTTAAATGGTGTAGAACATGCTAATTTCTTTGAAAATAGAGCTACAGAATATAACAAAGGTACAGTAACAGGGAGCTTGTGGGAGTAAAGTTCCCTTTTTAGACGAATACAATGAACGATTTAACATTACCAAATAACGTAGATGATTTAGTTAAACTACTTAATGAAGTTTATCCTGAAAAATCTCCTGATTTAAAAGATGATACTAAAACTATTTATTTTAAAGCAGGTCAGCGTGACGTTGTAAATTTTATTAATACTTTAAAAGAGAGGACGGAAAACTAATATGTGTTTATCAAAACCTAAAGTTCCTGAAGTAAAACCTGCTCCACCACCAGTTAATATGTCACCTATCGGTGATGACTTAGCTCCAACATTGGTTACAGCAGACGAGCAAGATGGAAAACTTAAAAAGAAAGCTAAGAAAAAGTCAGGTACATCTGCATTACAAACTTCTAGTGGAGTTAATACAGCGACATCTAGTAATACTTTAAATATAGCTTAATAAATGGAATACATGGATAACAATTTTACAAAAGATACAGCAAAACAGCGTTATTCAAAATTAACACAAAACAGAGAACATTTTTTAGATAGAGCAGAAGAGTGTTCTGAAGTTACTATTCCTTCTCTAATACAACCAGATGGTTTTACAGCATCTTCTGACTTGTATAACCCCTTCCAATCTGTAGGAGCTAGGGGTGTAAACAATTTAGCTTCTAAACTTCTATTATTATTACTTCCACCAAACTCCCCCTTCTTTAGATTATCAATAGCAGGTAAAGCAAAACAAGAGTTAGATGAGAACAAAGAAATAAAATCTGATGTAGAAAAATCTTTAGCTATTATAGAAAAAGAAGTATCAAATAAAATTGAACAACTTGCTTTAAGAGTATCTGTATTTGAAGCATTAAAACATTTAATTGTTTCAGGTAATGTCTTAACTTATTTACCAAAAAAAGGAAGCATGAGAGTATTTCCTTTACATCAATATGTTTGTCAAAGAGATAGTTCAGGTAATGTTTGTGAAATAATTATACAAGAAAAATTAAGTATATTAGCTTTAGGAAAAGATATAGCGGCACAAGTTATAGCTGACCCTGAATATAAAAAAGATGAAGAAATAGAATTATATACTCACATATACAAATTAGACGAAAAGAAATTTTATGTTTGTCAAGAAGTTAATGGTGTTAAAATACCTGAATCTATAGGAACATTTAATAAAGAACGTATGCCTTACCAAGCTCTAAGAATGGTTAGAGTTGATAATGAAGATTACGGTAGAGGATATGTAGAAGAATTTTTAGGAGATTTAAAATCATTAGAAGGTTTGTCACAATCATTAGTAGAGTCTGCGGCGGCTTCAAGTAAAGTAATATTTCTTGTTAAACCAAATGCAGTTACAAGAAAAAAAGATTTATCATTAAGTAGAAACGGTGATATTATTACTGGTACTGCTGAAGATGTAACAGTATTACAAGCCAATAAACAATTTGACTTACAAGTTGTAGAACGAATGATACAAAAATTAGAAGAAAGATTATCATTTGCTTTCTTATTACACACAGCTATTCAAAGACAAGCTGAACGTGTGACTGCTCAAGAAATTAGATACATGGCTGAACAATTAGAAACAGCTATGGGTGGTGTTTATTCATTATTATCACAAGAATTTCAATTACCATTAGTAACTATTCTTATGAAAAGAATGGAACAAGCAAATGAAATACCAACTTTACCTGAAAAATCAGTAAGACCTACAATTATTACTGGTATTGAAGCATTAGGTAGAGGAAACGATTTACAAAAATTAAGAGAATTTGTTGCAGAAATAGGAAACTTAGCACAAATAAATCCTGCCGTTGTGCAGTCATTAAACCCAGACGATTTAATTAAGCGTATTGCTACTGGTTTAGGAATTGAAACTGAAGGTTTAATAAAGTCACAAGAACAAATGGCACAAGAGCAGGAAGCTCAAGAAGAGCAAATGCAAAATGAACAAATGATGCAAATGGCTGAGAAAGCTGTAGCACCAGTTGCTAATAATGCAACTAAACCACAACCACAATAGAGGAATAAAAAATGGTAGAAACAGTAGAAATAAAAAGTGCGGAAACTACTAGCGAAAAGCCAGTAGAAGAAAATAGTACACTTAGCAAACCAGAAGGTTTACCAGAAAAATTTAATTCAGTTGAAGACTTAGCAAAGTCTTATGCAGAATTAGAAGCGAAGCTAGGTACTAATACAGAAGAAGCAGTCAAAGAAGCAACACCTGTTCAAGAAACAAATAAAGGTGAATTAGATATAGCTGAAAATGTTGTTGAAAATGCAGGACTTGACATGAATAATCTAGCTAATGAGTATGCTGAAAATGGTCAATTAAATGAAGAATCATATAAAGCATTAGAAAAGTCAGGTATTCCAAAAGAATATGTTGACCAATTTATTGAAGGACAAAAAGCTATAGGCGACCAACAAACTTCAACAGTTAAAAATATGGTAGGTGGTGATGAAGCCTACACAGAAATGGCTGAATGGGCTTCAAAAAATATGACTGATGGTGAAAAAAAAGCATACAACACTGCGGTAAACAGTAAAGATATGGAAACTGTTAAGTTAGCAGTTGATAGTCTTAAAGCTAAATATGAATCAGTTAATGGTTCAGAACCTACTTTAACACAAGGCAAAGCTACGCCTACAACAGAACAAGGTTATCAATCTTGGGCTGAAGTTACAGCCGCTATGTCTGACTCTAGGTATGCTAAAGACCCTGCTTATCAAGAGATGGTTAAAAACAAAATAGCTAACTCGGAGTTGTAATATGATTGGTTGGTTACATGCATTAAAGAAAAGGTATGAAGCTGATGAAGCTGAACATACTGCAACAATAGATACATTTTTACAAAACCCTGTGGGTGTTGCTGACCATGATAAATTTATGGATATATTAAAAGATAGATTTGATAAACGAACTCATGCAAAATGTTGTCTTAAACAAATAGATGACATTATTGAAAAATCAAAAGTACCCCTAGTAGATAAAACCAAAAAGGAGAAATAAATATGCCAATGGGAAAAGGAACTTACGGTTCTAAAAAAGGAAGACCAAGTAAATCATTAAAAAGTGGACAGAAAAAATTACCTGCCGCTTTAAAATCAAAAATAATGAGTAGTAAAAAGAAAAAATAATATGGCAAAGAACGGACTATACGCAAACATTCACAAAAAACGTGCTAGAATTAAAGCAGGTTCAGGTGAAAAGATGAGAACAGCAGGTACTAAAGGAAGACCTACTTCTAAACAATTTAAAAGAGCCGCCAAAACTGCGAAAGCATAATGGTTGCTAAAAAATAGTTGTGCAACGCTTATGCGTGGCAACTGCCAATACAATTTAGCAAAATAACTTGACCTACTGCGGTAGACAATCTTGACTAAATCACTGAATTGAAGAGGCTTTTATAAACTAACATCAAAAAAGGAGACAATCACATGTCAAACGCAAGTCCAGTTAAATTCGGAAATGCTAATAGTGGTTCTACTCGTGATGATGCCCTGTTTTTAAAAGTGTTCGCAGGAGAAGTAATTACTTCTTTTGACAGAGCTTCAAAAACAGAAGGTGCTGATATGGTAAGAAGTATCAGTAATGGCAAGTCTGCATCTTTCCCAGTTTTGGGGAGAATCGGTGCGGCGTATCACGCAGTTGGAGCTGAAATATTAGGTGACGCAGTTAACTCAGCAGAAAAGGTTATTACAATTAATGACCTTCTAATATCTTCAGTATTCGTAGCGAATATAGAAGAAGCAAAAAACCATTGGGACGTAAGAAGTGCATACTCACAAGAAATGGGTAGAGCATTAGCTTTTCAAAAAGATAAGCATATCTTACAAACAATCGGTCAAGCATCTTTAGCCAGTGCAAACGTAACTGGTGGAGACGCTACAACTAACATAACTAACACAGGCATTGCATCTGCTACAGATGCTACTGCGGCTAATGCAATGATAGATGCTATCTTTGCGGCGGCTAAAGAGCTTGATGCAAATTATGTTCCATCAGAAGGCAGAAAATGCTTTATGAGACTTGAAGAATACTACAAATTAGCTAACGCTACAAATGCAGTCAATGTTGACTTCACAGGCGGTGGTAATGGTGGTGTTGCTTCAGGAAAAGTTATGAAAATTGCAGGAATTGAATTAGTACCAGTTCCTCACTTTGTAACTGGAAATGTCACAGCAACAACTGAAAAAGGTTCAGCAACTAATGGGGGTTCATTCCCACAAGCTGTTAACTTGACTAACTTTGTTGCTCTAGTTTCTCACCCAAGTGCTGTAGGTACAGTTAAACTTATGGATTTAGGTGTTGAAAAAGAGTACGACATCAGAAGACAAGGTACGCTAATGGTTGCTAAATATGCTATGGGTCATGG